GGGGATGGAAGATCCCCGTATTATTTCTGCACTATTTATTTTTCTGAAAATGGCATATTATAATGTGCTGATCAACATGTAGTAATCAAATTGTAAAATGTATTATCTATACGAGTGATATGGATGTTGGGATAAATAAATTGTTAGAAATCGAAAAGGATAAAAACGAATCTGGAATTGAAACGGTATTTAAAGGCATCTCAAAATCATGTTATATCAGATCAGAAATTAGATTCAGTGACGGTGAAGAATGGATTACAGTTAATCCTAATGCCGGAGCAAGAGGATATAGATGGAGAAAAGCGTGGATTGATGCGAATAACACGACTATTTCTCAATTGTATTCGAATATTGTTCCGTGTGGAAGCGGATACCAATGGGAAGACTATAAACTTTTTAATTTGTAAGAGAATATTTAAACAGTAATTATAAAACAAAAGGAAGGACAAACGTTCACATGTGAGTAAAGCTGCGCAGCTACTATGGTGAATTGAGATTGAATGTAAATGATGAAAAAGTTTCACTAATATTGAAATTTAGAAACATGAGAACAGAAGATTTTGTAGAAGATTATATGGGTATAAAGCTTACGTGGTGGAAAAAATTATATATCAGAATGATGACAAAAATATTGGAAAAGACACTTGTTGTTTGAGCAAATATATGAAAGGTTAATTTTAAGAGGTGAAAATTATGAGTCAGTGGACACATGTGAATGCAAGTTTCCGATTAAATAGTATTGGCGAAATACCAGATGAAGAAATTATTGATATCTTTGGAAAACAAGTTGATTACAGAGGTATGAGCAATATTGAATATGATGAGAATTATGAGGTAAAAGACAAACATAAATATCTTCCAATGGGATCAGAAGGAACGTTGGAGATGAGCATATGGCATAATCCTGATAAATCATGTATGGCTTCAACAACTGTGTCAGTATTTGGCGATTTGAGAGATTATGGAAACTTTGATGAAATTGAGAAATGGTTTAATAAGTGCTGCGATAAATTTTTTGTAAGACAAGCAGTTTGTCAAGTTGAAGTCGAAGGAGTTGGAACAAAGATATTCCAAAATAAGTAATGGAGATGTAGTAAGATAATGAACCAGGATTTAAAAAAATGTTTGATAAAAAAATGGGCTGTTGTTGGGTTTGATTATTATAGAGCGATTGATATTATGTCAGGAATTGAGAAAACATGTGGTAAAATTGTTTCTAAAAAATTTCATAGTAAATATGAATTACGAACAGAATTTACAGACGGAACAAAATTAATCTGGGTGGAAGCATCAAAATCATTCATAGGATTTAGATCCGGGAAAATGTGGTGTGATGAGAGGATTGATAAAAAGTTTTTTAATACAGTAATCATGCCATGTTATACAGGAGAATACGAAGATATTATTTTTTTGTAATAAGATGAATGAAAGAATAGTTTCATAAAAAAAAGAGGAAAATAAATGTATCAAAATTGTTGTAAAAAATGTGGCAGCACAGATTTATATACTGATCAAAAGGGTAACAATACTGGATTGTATTGTAGTGATTGTGGTGCATGGATTAAATGGTTATCAAAAGAAGAATTAAGAGCATTTGATCATAGCAAAGATATAGAGGAAGAGAATATAAAAGGTTTGTCCAATACAAGAACATATTATACTCCAAAGTTGAATTTGGATAAGGTGGAAACAGTTGATGACTGTAAGAAAATTTTAAAATTTTTATGCGATTTTTTAAAACCAATTGAAGAAGGAATAACTTATAAAGGATTCGATGAGGTGAAAGAATATTTTGACAGTTAAAGATCTGATTAAAAATAAAGATTACGATTACATCTCATATAGATTAAAGATTCCAAAAGATAAAGAAAAATATTACGGAAAATCCATATTCATCGGTTGCGCTGCGAGTAAGGATGGGAAACTGATTTCCATGGATGGAGACACCTATGAAGAAGATGATACAGTCTTGGAATATGAAGAGTGGAGTAAACCAGAAGAGAATATAAAGAGTGGATTAACTGTGGTGGTAGATTGACAACAATAATAGGAGGAATATAGACTATGAATTTGGTTAATTTAAGGGTAAGAGCCGTAGGATATTATAGTTTTTCAAGGTATGAAGAAAATAGACTAGTCAAGAGTGAAACGTTCGAAAAGATATGGTGTAACCTAATTAACAATAAGGTTTGCATAACTGATTTAGACGGAAAAGGGAATAATTGTTATACGAACATTGAAGTTGATAATGTTATAAGCAAAGATATTGATATTCAGAAAACAGGATTGGATAGTTGCGATGGGTATCATTTAAGGGACGTTTTAGTTAAGGTATGCAATGAACACAATATTGATTTTTGTAAAGAAGAAAATGAAATTAATAGATATAAGGAAGGTTTAGATATGTATACAGAATTTGTGTGTTACATACCAAAAAGTAAAAAGAATGAACTAAACGAACTTGTATGTAATTTAATTAATTCTGACCAATGAGAATAAATGTCTTTTTACTATTGTAAAAATTACAGATTGTATAGTGAAAATGAGTGAATAAAAAGAGATAAATCTTGTATTTAAAAATTTTGTTATAAATGAGGTGACAAATTGACCGATTATCAAAAACAGTTAGTAACTGACAATCATAATTTGATCTATAGATTTTTACAGAAAGAAAAATTAAATATGGAAGATTGGTATGATTTGGCTGCAATTGGAATGTGTAAAGCAGCGAAAACATTTAATGAAGGAACGTCCAAATTTTCTACATATGCATTCAAATGTATGTTTAATGAAGTGTATAGCGAAAAGAAAAAAGAGTTACGTCAAAGGACAATTCCAAAAAATGAGATTCTATATTATAACACAGAGTATGAGAACGAATCCGGAAACAAGGTAGAATTTATTGACAAAATACAATCAGATCAAAATGTTGAGAACGATTGTATTCATAAAATTGCTCTTCGAAATGCATTTAATAAAATGAAAGAAAAACATAAACCTATCATCTCATTATTTTTACAAGGATATAAACAAGTGGAAATAATGAAAATTGCTGGATGTTCTCAGCCACATGTTTCGAGAGTAATGAAGAAATTTGTAGATGAATATGCGAGATGTTGAAATATTTAATGAAGTTATAGGAGAAATATAACATGAGGAATTATACATTAACAGATGAGTACTTTCTGAATCGTGGATACAAAAAATACGACAAAACACAATTCCAGAGATCAGATATATATTTGTATAATTTTCAAAAAAGATTTGATGATGAAAAAGGCAAGAAATATTTTATTGACATTAACAAGTATAGCAATGAGTGGATGAGTGAATATGATAAGCAGCAGGATTGGTATAAACCATATTCATATACTTATAGTTGTCAATTGTATGAAAAAGAAACACATGCGCCTATAAATCTTGAATTCTTTTCAGATTGGAGTATTGAAAGAGTTGAATCGTTTGTAGAGCGACTATTTCAGAACGGAGAATTAGATTATTATGAAAAATGGGACGAATCTTAAAAAATGGAATCCGGTATTAAACAAAGTAATTGAGATTAAAAATGAATATAAAAAAGGTTTGGATATATTTCATATTATTACAAAGATGGTTATACAAGTGAATCACAAACATGTGTTGAAAGGTGGATTGAATATTTAAACGGTATTGAGCCTTTTAACCAGTATAAAGAATATGAAGATATATTTAGTTGTCTTGAAATGAATCAATACGACACATTTGTTTTAATAAGATATGCAAGATATAGTAATGTGTATGATGGTGAAGCAGAAGTATCGGGAGAAGATTTTTGGGATAGATATGATAGATTTTATAGAGAATGTAGAAGTATTGTAATTGATGTAAAAAATGAGTGTTTAGTACTAACGCCATTTCAGAAGTTCTTTAATATAAATGAATTAGAAGAAACGAGCTATGACAATGTTAAAGACAGAATCAATAAAGCAACATGCATAGAGTTTACAGACAAATTGGATGGATCAATGCAATCAGCAAGATGGTACGATAATAAAATTGTCATGTCTGGAAGTCAAGCAATTAATCCATTAAATTCATGGAGATTAGAAGATGGATATAGGATGATTAATTCATTACCTGGATATAAAGATATGTTAAAACACTGTCCTATGTGTACGTTCATATTTGAATATATTTCATTAAAAGACACACATGTAGTTAAATATAAAAAAGAACAAGAAGGATTATATCTTATTGGCATTAGAGATACAAGTACGGGTATAGAAATGCCATACAATATTGTTATTAATGTTGCTAAAGCATACCATATTCCAACAACAAAACTATTTGATAAAAAGTTAGATGAAATAATGTCTGAATTAGATGATAAAAAATCTGATGAAGCAGAGGGATTCGTTGTAAACATTGATGGTTTCAAAGTGAAGATAAAATATAACGATTATACATATATACACAAAGCTCTATCTAAATTATCTTCTATAAATCTAGTAATTCGCAGCATTGCTGATGATAAATATGATGATTTATTATCTAAACTTCCAATTGCATATCATAAAAATGTTAAAAAAGTTTCCAATATCGTATTCAATTATATTAAAGAAACAAGAAATAAAATAAGAGAATATTATAATGCAGCACCGAAAAATAGCAAAAAAGATTTCATGTTGTATGTGGATCGAAACGTACCTAAACAATATAAAGGATATTGTAGAGATATGTATTACGGAAAAGATTTTAATGTAATTAAATCTCACGAAGAAACCCAATGTCCACACTACAAAAAATTAAAAGATATGGGTGTTGAAAATTATAATGAATTATTTTTGGAGGATTTAGATGAATAAACCAAAACTTTTTATTATGATTGGCTTATCCGCAGCTGGTAAGTCAACTATTGCAAAAGAATTAGCAAAAGACTATGAAGCTGTTATTGTTTCATCAGATAGTATTAGAAAAGAAATCTGTGGTAATGTATCTGATCAGTCAAAGAACGAAGAAGTGTTTAAACTTTTTCATAAAAGGATTAGAAAATATCTACATGAAAAAAGAAACGTAATCGCTGATGCGACAAATATTACTATGAAATCACGCAGAGCAATTATTAATAATGTGAAGAAAATGGATATTGAGATTATTGCTTACATTGTTCCAAAGAAAATTGAAGATTGTATTAAAGACAACGTAGAAAGAGAATATATTGTACAAGAAGAAGTTATTTATAAGCAAATGAAAAGATTTCAAATTCCGTTTTTAGAAGAAGGATTTGATAAGATTATTGTTCACGATTTTAATTATGATTTACGTTATAAACTTTATCCATTAGAAATTATTGAAAAAATGACAGGATTTGATCAAAAAAATCCGCACCACAATATGTATTTAGAAGACCATTGTGATTTTACATATAACAAGTTTTCAGATTTGGATCATCCTTATGATATATATAAGAGCGGTTTTCTTCTTGGTGCAAAAATACATGATTTTGGTAAATTGTGCACGCAGACGATTGATGAAAATGGGATTGCTCATTATTTTGGACATGAAAATGTCGGATCGTATTGTGTTTTAACAACATTGTATAATCCATTTGAAGAATATAATACCGATGTTTTTTTGTTAGATTGTTGTTTTTTAATTAATTATCACATGATGCCTTTTAATTGGAACACGGAAAAAACTAAAAATAAATGGAAAAACATATTTGGCGAAGAAAAATATAACATGTTATTAAGATTTCATGAGTGTGATAAAGCGAGGTGTGAATAATGAGAAAATTATCTGAAGAAAATTTCGATACAATTAGACAATATAACAAGAATTTGAGTGAATTATATTTGATGGTAGAAAACGGATGTCAATCAGATATTACTGTTGATGATATGACAGAATGTTTGGAGTGTATTTGTTCACTGATAAAAACAAATGCAATGGCTAATACATCTACTGATATTCATAAAAAAGATATTGAAATTTTACGCGAGATTATTTGTGATCAAGCAATTAAGATTCAGAAACAGAAGAAAGAAATGGAGTGATTGAAATATGAAGATTTGTACCGGAGCATGTAAAAATTGTAGCGAAAAACCAGAGCCAGAGTGTGGAGAGATTTGCAGAGAGATGGCTGAATTGCAGCTTGATTTATTAAATGAGATTCTACTTACAGAACTCACAGAAAAGCAAGCGGATTTAGTAAATAAATGGTGTCATTTATAAAATCGGAAAGGACGACTGATTATATGAAAATTGTATCGAATAAGAAAATTATGACAGATGTAATGAATATTAAGCCAGGACATGTATTTTGCTTCAGAGAAACTTACTATATGAAACTTGCAGATATCGGAGAAAATTGTGCAGTAAATTTATTAGATGGGCTTGTTTACAGTAATTCATTTTTTAAGTCGGATGTTTATGAGGTTTATGCAGAACTACATGTAAAAGATAATCCTAAAGATAATAATGTAATCGTGCAAGAATAATTTGAAAGACAGCTTTCATTAACAGATTACGAGTGGTCAGTAGAACATATTTGTAAGAATTTAGATATTTTTAAAACGATTCATGATTTGTCAGAAAGAGATATTGATTCTTATAGAGAATTTATCCTAGGTATGGACAATGTAGTAAATATCGAGACGAGAATTTACCAGGGACAGATCCAGTGGAAATACGAAGATAAGAAAAGATGGAATTATATTGAATTGTAAGGAAGAACAAATGAACAAGTCAAATGAATTAAATCTTGGTTTTATATTGCAGCAGAACGGAGGTGGATTTTAGTGATTATTGTATCGTGGATTTTTGTAGGTTTTCTTTCATGGCTGTTTTTGCTTCTTAGTACTTTAAGGAAAAGTGAATATAACAAAGAAGATTTAAAGGATTATTTTAATGTAAGAGATTTATCGTGTATATGTTTATGCGGATGGTTTTCACCTGTAATTATATTTGTAATTATATTACTTTGTTGCATAGCTGATAAATTTGAATCACGAAAGTGTAGTTTTCGTGGATGGTTATACGATATTCTTTATAAAATAGCGAATGTTGGAGTGAATCAAGAAGAGAATAAGAAAAAAGAGGACTAATTATGCTGGTGAGATCAGAGAAAACGTGTAGGACAGTTCAGGACGCAGTTGATTTTATTATGGATGAATGTAAAAATAAAGATATGCGCATTGACCGTCTTGTAAAAGAGAATAAAAGACTGACAGACGAATACGACAAAGATGAAGAAATTCAGAAGATGAATCAACAGTTAGATAATATGAGAGAAGATCTTCTGCGCGGATTTCCAATTACAGAGATTGAAAATGAGAGAATTAAGAAATGGAAGAATGAACACGAAGAAAAAGTTCATGGAATTACAAAATCTTCTAAAAAGATTAGGTATGGTGGAGCAATTGGCGGAAGCTATACATATCATTTTACGCCAACATCAATTGGAGTGTTTGGGACGGTTGAGTGTAGCTGCGGAGTGCGATTTGATTTTTCGGAATTGTGATTAAATAAAATGAAATAAATTTAATATGTGTATAGCTTTATTATTTTTTGACTAATTTTTGTTATAGATATTATAAAACATATAGAAAAGGAGAAATAGGAATGAAGGAAGATTTTTATAAAGCAAATAAGGCTTATGATCTATGTAAGGAGATGTTCAGTGGAATTGGATTAGAAATTTCTAAATCATCTGTATACGAAGATAATAATAACATTGAAATTTCCAGTTACGAAATTTTAGCAAGAAATAAAGTAATCCGAATCTTTTTTAGTGATGGTACACAGGAGAAAGTCACTTGTGACGATAAAGATAAATTTGATTTACAGAGAGGTTTATTTGTCGCTTTATCAAAAAAAATGTATAAAGACAAATATACATTAGAAGGAATTGAGCATATGGCAACAGAACTTTCTTATCAGAAAAAATATGTAAAGATGGTCAACAAGGCAATTAAAGATCATAATAAAAAACTTATTGAAGAAGAGAATAAGAAACACGAAGAAATATTGCAAAAGAAATTAGCTTATGAGAGAAAAGTAAAACGCGATAAGAAAAAGCGTGAGAGGATGATTAACATTCAAAAAGAAGCGTATGTACGCGCCATGAAAGAGATTGGTGATTTACATAAAGAAAGAGGAGAAAAAGGAGAATAGAAAATGTGGGTAGTATTTTTACTTGCAGCAATGGGATTTGCGGTTGCTACCTTGTTGGTAATTTACATCGGAAATAAAGTTGTGAATGCAATGAAAAAAGATGATGCAAAATTGGACAAGGATATCAATAAAGAAAACACAAACGAAAAGGAGAATGTAGCACATGAGTAAAAAGGGATTAGTATTGGGAGTTGTTGTAGCTGTAGCAGTTGTAGGAGGAGTGTTTACTGTTAAATCTGTAGAGAGAATTGGAACCGGTAAATTAGGAGTGCAGTATTCAGTAAATGGGATTAAAGAAGAGACATTGTCCGAGGGGTGGCATTTTATTAATCCATTCTTAAAGATTAAGGAATTTTCCATTGGGAATGAACAGCTTGTACTTGAAAAGGGCAAAGAAGATAATTCAATTAAGGTTGCTACTTCAGATGATGCAAGTATTTCAGTAAGTTTTCAGATGTCGTATCGGTATAAACCAGAAGAAGTAGTTTCTACATATAAGAAGTTCCGCGGTATGGACGGAGAAGACATCGTTGATCAGAGAGTGAAATCCGTACTCAAATCGAAAATTTCAGAAGTGACATCTGGATATTCCATGATGGACGTATATTCAGGAAGTCGTACTGAAATTAACAATAAAATTACAGAATATTTAAATGAAGTATTTGGCAAAGAATATGGAATTGAAGTGCTTGACGCGTCTATTATTGATGTTCATCCGGATGACAAATTAAAGGAATCTATCGATGCTAGAGTTAAAGCGCTTCAGGAGAAACAGCAAGCAGAGGCGGAGCAGGAGAAGGTAAAAGTTCAGAAAGAGACTGAAAAAATTCAGGCAGAAGCAGATGCTCAGATTGAAATTACAAAGGCGAAAGCTGAAGCGGAGGCTAACAGATTAAAATCAGAATCGATTACAGACGAACTGATCAGAATGAAAGAAGCAGAAGCTCATATGGAACATGGATTTGTAACAGTCAATGGAGCGAATACTGTTGTAACGGACAAATAAGAGAATAATATATTAGCTGCATATGGTGTCACAGCTATATGCAGTATTCCAAAATGGCAAGTAAAAGGAGAATGAGATTTGAAATCTATTTATGAAGTGAGCAAAAGATTGGTAATAAATGAAGAAATGTTTGTTTACATATCTGATGGTGATTTGAGATACAGATACATAGAGGACAAAGGTGATATGTACGATACGAAAGAAGTTGTTGATGTTGATTCTATTAGAAAAATGATAATTGATGAAATTATCCCTTGGTCAAAAATAAAAAAATCTCTTATAAAAAAGGAAGAAGTATTTAGTTTTTGGGACGAGGACGAGTTTGTCGTTAAGATAAAAAGTAAAAAAATACAAAATGCATATATACACACCCTTTTTAGTAAAAGGAATAAAACGTTTACATTTGAAGATGCAAAAAAGAAATTGCCATTAGATGAGTTTGTTGAGTATTTAAGGGAGCAGGATCAAAAGATTTTTTAAATGAAACTTTCGTTTTATAGGAGGTGAATAAAGAAATGAAGAGAGATATTGAATTAAAAAATGTCGAACTATATCAAGAGGATGGTGAGTATTTTCTGGCTTTGACGTATATTAAAAATTTTTGTGGCAATGAATATGAAGTTAAAATTCCAAAGATGAATCTAAATTTTTTAAATGGTAATTTTGTAATTTCACGTACTGAGATAGATAGTGAGTTTAAACAATGTCATATAGAGTATTATTATCCTCATCAGATTATTATTGACTTGTCTCAAGATGATAATAAGAAATACATTTATCAAAAATTACTAAAGAAAAAGATGACACTAAAAGATATTGAAAATGAATTAGGATATAAAATTGAACTAACAAATGAGGAAGAAGGTGAATAAATAATATGTCAGAATACGGATTAGATTTTAGCAATATAAGACATGTTAAAGTTTGGCATGAGCAGTTTGAAGCTATTAAAAATAAAGGTGAATTCTTAATTGTAGAAGATAAGACTAATGGTAAATGTGTATCATTTACAAGAGATAATCCTGAAGGTCGTAAACAAGATGAGTCTTATTTAAAATTGAAGAAGATATTAGAAGACACAAGAGAAATTGTAAGACATTTAGAAAAGAAAAAGGAGAATAAGATTATGAGTAGTGAAAAATTTATTGGATTATGCAAAGAAAACGTGGTGAAGTATTTCAATGAGCATTCAGACAAAACAGACAACGTACTTATTACACAGGAAGATGTATATGTCGTTTGGTACTGTAAGACGTTGCAGAACCATAAAGCATTGTTAAGTACAAATATTTCTGATGGCATGTATTATGAGCTTACATATAACGGGGATAAAAATGAATTATACCTGGATGCTTATAAGAAATGGCAGAATGTAAAAATTGATTTAAACGAGAAGGAGTGAGTATCTATGGAGAATAATATTTCTGTAAATTTGGAAAATCTTTCAGAGAAAGAAAGAGAACAATTGATGAAGTTGATTAAGAAGTCAAATAAACCAAAAAGCAAGATTTTGAAACCAGAATATAATGAAATTTATTTCTATATATCTGAGTACGGTGCTGTCAGGAACAGTATATGGGAAAATGATCATATAGATAATGGTTGTTATGGAATTGGTAATTGCTTTAAAACTGAAGAAGAAGCAAAGTTTACCCTAGAAAAAGCAAAAGTAGAAACAGAATTACGACGATTCGCAGAAGAGAATAATGAATACGAAATTGATTGGGCAGATAAGAATCAAGAAAAATGGTGTATGTACTATTCTTATATGGATGGAGACGTATATTTTACAGATGCATATTGTCACAAGAGGAATGATATTTATTTTTCATCCAAAAAGATCGGGGCACAAGCGGTTGACTCTATTGGGAAGGAACGCTTAAAGAAATATTATTTTGAAGTTGAGGATTGATTATGTGGGTTAGCAAGATGGAATATGATGCATTACTTCAAACAGTAGAAGATACAAATAAATTAGTTAGAGAAATTTATAGTGATATTTGGTACTATACTCATCTTTACGAAGATTTAAAAGAGCAGTTTGATGAAATTAACAGACATTTTAAATATGGAAACGAAAAAGGTATAGTTGTTGTTAATCCAAAAGGAGATCATTTTGTAGATACTGACAAAGGAAGAAAATGCGTTCATGATTGTTTTTATATCTATAAGAATGGTAGAGAATATAAAGTAAAAGGCGTTCTTTTGGGTGGAAAAGATAATGATCCAGGAGCTGTTTTTGAAGCAGAGCAGGATAAAGATGACGAAGATATTATTAAGTTGAAAGAAACCTACATGGATAAGTATAGAGAGAAGAATGTCAATAAATATGTAATTAATTTAAAAAGCTGCAGTTGTGTAAAGATTTAAAACGGAGAATGATATGAAAAAGAACTTTAAAATTACAGGATTCTCAGCGCTTATATTTTTCAACATTCTGTATTCCATTCAGTGTTTGCTTGTATGTGGAGCGATGAAATTATTAACGTTGATTTTACCTATTGACTTTAACTTGGAATTAACAGTTGTGACATTTGTAGTAATCAAAGCATTTCAGATTATTGGATATTCTGTTGGATTTAGATGGGAATAAAAATGAAAGAGGTGTTAAAAGAAGTGTGGGTTAGCAAGGATAGATTTGAGGAGCTAGAAAAAAAGTATAAGGAGCTAGAAGAAAAGTATAATCGTATCGAAAGAATTTTAGAACATTCAGATGGAGAAATAACATGTAGATCATATAGTGATGGTGAATATTACGTGTATATTAATGGGAAAGAGTATCAATTAAAAATCCCAGACTATTTTTGTATATATGATTTAGAAAAAATCGATGGACAAGATGAGATTATTAAAATTAAATGTTTTGGAAATCTCTCCGTAAAAAAATGTTATCTTGTTGATTTAAAATCTGGTGGAAAGATAGAAATAAATTCAGAAGATTTGAAAATTTAGTTTTATTAAGGAGTGAATTAAATATGGTAGAATTTGATATTAATTATGAAGAATTAGAAGAAATGTCTTTGGAAGAAGCGCAGAAAATTGGGAAAGAATTTGACGAAGGTGATTTGGAAGATGCCGGTGCAATTATTGACGGTAAAAAATATAGAGCAGAATTATTAGAAGACGAAAATTGGGATGACCAAGGGAAATATCAATACAAATATCAGACAGGTATTTTGTGTGAGTGCGATGACAACTGGAATACTGTTAAGAAATTTGATATTGCATTAACTCTGTGTATTATTCGTTCTGGATCATATTTTAGCGATTATTATTATGAGTATGAAAAACCGGAAGTACATAAAATCGTAAAGAAGGTTATTCCTGAACAGATTATCCCGGAGAGAACAGTAGTTACGATTGATGAGGAGAATGAATAATGGGAGTAGAATTTTATACATGTGATAATTGCGGATCAACATTTCCAGATTGTGGAGAATACGTATCATGTGAAACTTGTTGGACAAAATGGTGTTGTGATGAATGCGCTGAAGAAGATGGTTATGTGAGAGAGCATTGTAAATTGCATCCAGATTTAGATGATTACGACCTTATGTATGAATATAGAAAAAAACATTGTAAATACGACAGTTGTACAGACTGTGAGCATTATGTACCGGATAGCTGCAAGTATTGTAGAAAAGAAGATTATACTGACAATGTGTTACTGGATTATTGTATGGAACTGCTCGGTGTTACAAGAGATCAGCTAGTTGAAAAATATAATAATAGGTAAAGAGTATGACAAATGCAGATTTTATAAAAGAACAATTTACAAGATTAAGTGATAGAGAAATTGCAGAAATTGTGTATCAATATTATGGAATTAAGACATCTGGAATAGAATGTCCAAAAATACTTAAAGCAGCAAGAGCAGCATTTAGTAAATGGGCTAATAGCGTTGGCAATAAATCAAATTATGTAAAAGATGATGGTTCAACTCCTTCTATTTGGGCATGGGAAAGATGGCATATGTCAAATGGAAACTGGGAGAATAAAGGAAGGACAACAGAAGTGTCTTTACAAGTCTGGTTGACGATGCAATATAACGAGGAGGATTGGAAGGATGATTAAATTATTCACACATGCGGATCTTGATGGAATTGGTTGTGCAGTTCTGGCACGATTAACATTTAGTGAAAATGTAGACATTACATATTGTGACTATGATGAAGTAAATACACTTGTAAGAGAATATATCACCAAAATGGATAAAAGTCGTGATACATGTTTTATAACAGACATTAGTATTAAGGAAGATTTGGCTTCTGTGATTGATAATGATTATAAAAATAATTTTAAATTATTTGACCATCACAAAACAGCATTAGAACTCAATAAATATGATTGGTGTACTGTTAAAACAGAGAATAATGATACAGGACTTATGACAAGCGGTACAGAATTATTTAGTAAATACCTGATTGACCATAAATATTTAGATGTGGATGTAAGTGATTTTGTAAGAATTGTAACAGATTACGACACATGGAGATGGTCAACACTTGGCAAAGCCGGACTTGTTTCAAAAGATGTAAATGACTTGATGTATTTATATGGAAGAGAAAGATTTGAAACGTGGTGTATTAGAAGTATTGAATCTGGTAGTTTCCCTCATTTTGATGAAGAATCAAGCTTGATGTTGACTTTTAATAAGAATGAAATTGAAAAATATATCAAAGATAAAGATAAAATGATTATTGTTAAATGTGATAGAGAATATATGTATGGAATTGTTTTTGCAGATAAATACATCAGCGAGCTAGGAAACGAACTATGCAAATTGAATAGAGAACTCGATTATATTGCAATTGTAAATATGAGTACATGTTCGGTTTCGTACAGGACAATAAGAGATGATATTGATATGGGTATGATTGCTAAAAAATATGGTGGAGGTGGTCATCCTAAAGCAGCAGGATCTAAATTTGATGTTTATAAAGTTACAAAATTTCTTGATGGATTATTAGATTAGAGGAGAATAAGAAATATGACGATATTAAATATTATTATGTGTCATTTGATCGGTGACTACGTTTTACAATGTGATTTTATTGCAAAGACAAAAGGTCAGAACTGGTATCACTTGTTTGTACACTGTCTTCTGTATTGTGTCCCATTTTATATTGTGTTTGGATTTACATGGCAGCTACCAATTGTTTTTATTGTTCATGTAGTAACAGATGCATTAAAAGCAAGATGGAATAAAATAACTTATACTCAGGATCAAATTATACATTATGTGATTGCACTTATTTACTTGGTTTGTTGATAGTAAAAAAATGAAAGAAGTATTATTTCATAAGGAGAATAAGAAACATGAAATTAACAAGAAAAGAAACAGTTTCATGGCACAGAAAGATGTGGAATTGGATTGCTGACAGGATTGAAGAAGAAAAAGAATATCAACATATTAACGTTTTAAAAAAAGAATATTGTGAAGGAAAAGGGTTTTATTATGTAACAAGTAATTGTTTTTGTTGTGAATATACAAAATACATTTGTGATTATTGTCCTATTGAGTGGAAAAGTGAGGTTGAAGATTTTATGTGTATGCAAAAATATGAAGAAGATGATGACGAAGGATTATATGCATTATGTTGTAATGAACTAGATTGGGAAGAACAGGCAAAATTAGCAAGACAAATTGCAAATTTACCAGAAAGACAGGATTTGTAATATGGATAGGCTTACATATAAAACAGAACTAGGTATTTGATTGTGGAGAATAAGAAATGGGAAATGAGTTAATAAAAAAAGAAGATGTATTGAATCTTTTGTATGGCTTCAAAGATGACGATGAGGCTCCTAAAAATTATGGAACATTGTTAGACATCATCCGTTTTGTTAGAGTCATGCCTGGGATTACAACAGAACATATACATGAATTGGAATCTCGTGATACAGCGAAGAAACCAAGTATCGAGGGAGACGGGTATGCCCCAGATGGAACATTTATATGGGACATATGGATCTGTCCAAACTGTAATGAACATTATGAAATTGATTATGATGAATATGATTTTTGTCCGAAGTGTGGACAAAGAATTGACAAGAGTGAATTAGAATAAAATGGCGAATAAGATGTGCAATAATATAAAAATTCAAAAATTTGTATTTCACGAACCCGCATGGTTGCTACGTTTGTTGGGGGTGAAAATCGAATGAAACTGGAATTTCATACAAACAAAAACGAGATCAAGGGCATATCTCATCCGAGGAACAAAAAAGAGCTTTGGAGAGATATACATAAAGTATTAGAAGACAGAGGATTCAAGACATATTACCAACGATTATATCTTGAGAATGATAAATTAAAAATAGATTTTGGATCACACACAGAATTCTTCTATGTAACTGATTTGACAGTTGCAGATCTAAGAGAATTATCAATTGAGTAAGATAATTCACATATAAAATTGCAAATCAATAGTTTCTATAAATCACAATTATAGAATTGAATATTTTAAAAATTTGTCGTGAAAGAGCGACAGTTTCATAAATGCACCCATTTTCGGGGTTTACATAGAAATTTACATATTAGTAACTCTATGTTCCGGCTGCTACGCGGTCGTTCACATATAAAAAATATACATTTAGAAGGAGATTGAATTTATGGCAAGAAAAGAAAAGGCAGTATTAGAGAAAAAAGGATGGGCAAATTCATTTGTGTTAGTTGGAGAGGCAAAGATTAGTGCTGATTATACATACAAATTGGACGAGCGTTCCGAAAAATCTGATTGGGTTTATAACTCATTAAATCTTGGAGTTGATTGTGGTGATGTGTGTGGAACAGTTTATGCAGAACTCATGGGTGGATATGGTGCAGAACGTGACAATGTTGTTTATGTGCATGGAAAAGACGAAGACGGAAAAGACGATTTCGAAAACAGATTCACAATTGATTGGGATGATAGATTTGATGAAAAAATTCTGGAATCTGTAGGTGATTTATGCTTTATGACTGTTGGTCTTGAAAAAGACAAAAATGGAAAAGTATTTTATAAGAAATTCTTAACACCATACGACATGATTGCTTATATCAATGAAAACCTTGAGGACGGAATGGTTGTTAATGTAAAAGGACAGCTTAAATATTCTTCATATGAAGGAAATGTAAAAGTAAGAAAAGAGATTTCTAGTCTTGTGCTTTCCAAAGTAGATGACAGAAGTAAGTATCATGCCAACTTCACACAGACAATGTTACTTACAAGAGATAGCGTTGGAAAGTCGGACAAATCAACAGGAATTTTACCTATCTATGCAAAGATTCTCGATTATGTAAAAGAGTACAAAGGTAAAGAGGTTAGATGCAATATCCCATATGACAAAGCATTTGAGTATGAACTTGACCTAACTAAACCAGAAATTTCACAGAAAGTAATTGAAAAACTTTTCAAGGTAAAAAGAGGAGTTACAGAGATTACATTTGAAGGAGATCTGATTGAGGGTGGCGCACTTGTAACAGCAACAGAAGATGATATCCCTGACGATGTTAAAGCCCTTATTGAGATTGGAGTATTTACATTGGAAGAAGCTCTTCAGAAATGTACAGTGAATTCAGGAAAAGAAAAGAGAATGGTTATTAGAAGACCATTGATTAAAAATGTTGAAGGGAAAGACGGGACAAAAACACCAGTGCTTCAGAAGTTTGAACAGAAATATGATGAAGATGATTTAACTCTTGATTTTATGTATGAAGAAGAATCAGAAGATGCAGTTGAAGATACTCATGGAGAAGATGAGACAAATGAGGAGGCAACAAATCCAAACGATATGTCTTGGCTTGATGCACTTGGTTAAAATACACAACTTAAGATAAACACAAATAAGAAACTATAAATATGAATTGCAAACAAGTCTATGCAGTACATAACTGCATAGACAGAAAATAATACAAAACACAATACATTTAATTTTGGAGGACAACAACTTATGGCAAGAAGATTTGGAAAGAAAAATGAAGTAAAAATTGATCCGCTTAAATATAACATTTGTTTATTAGGGGAACCTAAAATTGGAAAGACAACACTTATTAAAGAAGTATGTGAAAAGTTAGCAGGAGAAGAAGGATACATTTTTCTTGAGATGAATGGAGAAGCCGGTGCAGATGCAATCGAAGGAATTGTGTATGAAGATTGTGATGAATGGGCAGATGTAGAAGATATCGTAGAAGATATTATTGATAATAAAACGACAGATTATGCAGATTTAAGAGCAATTGTGGTGGATACATACGATGGTTGGATTAAGTTGGCAGAGCAGGAAGCGATTAGATTGTGGAACAAAGACCACATGGATAAAAAGGCAGATACAATTGATGGAGCATGGAATGGATTCCAGAAAGGTCAGGCAAAAGCATTTGAGCTTATGTTCAATATCATTAAAGATTTAAGAAAAGTTGGTGTAGCAACAATTGTTATTGGACATGTAAAGAACAAAGAAGTAACAGATATTGCAACAGGAACAACTTATCAGACATTAACATCAGATGTTGAAAAGGTTTATTTCAATCTACTGAAAAAGAAAATGCATTTCCTTGGGCTTGGGTACTATGACAGAACAATTGTTACAGAAAAAACCGGAAAGAAAAACATTGTAACAAAAAAAGATATCACTGTAAATAAAATTGTTGATCAGCATAGAAAAATCAAGTTTAGAGATGACAATATGGCGTTAGACAGCGGATCCCGTTTTGCAGATATTGTTGATGAGGTTGCATTTGATACAGATGAATTTATCCAGGCGATTACAGATGCAATTAAAGCAGAGCAGGCTAAATCTGGGAAAACATTTGAACAGTCCGAAAAAGAACAGGCTGAAAAAGAAGCGGAAGTGCTGAAAGAGCTTGCGAAAAAAGAGGCTGAGAAAAAGGAAGAGAAAAAAATCGAATCTGTAATCGAACAGATTAAAGATTTTATTAAAGATAACAAAGGAAATATGGAAGCAATCAAGCCTCTTCTTGAGTTTTCAAAAGAACACGGATATACAAATCCAACTTTGATTGATGATTTATCGATTGCTGAACAGGCGTTAAGTATTGTTGCTTAAGGTGGTGATGTAATGAGAGTAAAGCCTGAACCGATAAAGATGACAGAAGTTGAGAAAAAAGAGTGGAGTGAATTGTATGACTATGTAAAAAAAGAGATCTTATTTTACGACGATAATCAAAACATTCCGCAAAACATTTGCAGAAAATTAAAAGGGATAAGAACGGGAAAGTTTATCGAAAATAGACTTATTGAAAATCAGGCTGAGTATCCATACAAAATCATTTTATACACATTCCAGATATGCAGACCAAGAATATTGGCTGCATTATCTGGAAAAACATTTGAGTCAGAAATGCAAAAGGTTAATTACATTTGTGCAATTGTAAAAAACAATATTAATGACGTTTATGAGATGGTTAAAAGAAAAGAACGCAACGATGAAAAAGTCGAAAATATGGATACTGAAATTCTGACACATAAAGCGGCTCATTACCAAACAAAGACCAAAGAATTGAAGAACGACAAATTGAAAAATTTATGGTAAGGAGCGTAGTAACAAATGGCAACAAAAACAAACGCAAAAAAATTAACACCATTTGAAAAGGAATTAATTGAAACTATCAAACAAGTAAACAAATATAAAGAAGCTGATGAGGCAAATATTGTTGCGATTTTATACAAAAATTCAGATTTGATTTATGAGACAAATTTACATTTAGAAGAGTTTGGCAATAATGTTTGGAGAGTTTACTGGACAATTGCGGATGACATTATAAAGGTAGAAAAGAAAAAAACATTAGATGAAATTACTGTTGGTTTGTATCTTGAAAAGCATCCAAAGTTAAGAGAAAAATATGATGAGTATGGTGGATATGAAACTATCGAAGCGGCAGGAGGATATGTAAAATCAGAAAATCTTTACGGATATATTGATGAACTTCGAAAATGGAATAGCGTAATTAAATTGGCAAAGATGCGTTGCGCTGTTAATGATAGATTAAGTGATTATTGCGATATGACCGCAGAGGAAATTTACAATGAGTGGGAAGCACAGCTCAACGATATTTTTTCAAACATTGATTACGATGTAAAAAGCTACGACATTTGTGACGGAATATACGAGTTGATTGAGAAATTGGACGAGGGGTATGCAGTCGGTCTTCCATATAATAATATGGATATTATTACGAAAGAAACCGGTGGTCAATATCTGGGGAGTATTACTTTGGTTGGCGGTTTGAGTAATGTCGGCAAATCAACGTTTGCAAGAAATGCAGTTATCCCAACAGCCATAAAAGAAAAAGAAAGAATTGTAATCATTGTTAATGAGGACGGTTTAGGAAAGTGGCAGAGGGAACTTCTTGTATTTGTAGCAAATAACATCATTAAAGATGATCTACAGAAGCATGTTGTAAGAGATGGACATTTTGAAAAAGGAACAAAAGAAATTCTATACAAGGCAGCAGATTGGCTAAAAGAGCAAACAGACAATCATATCATTACAATTCTTCCATTCCAACAATATAAAACAGAAAATGCGATAAAAACAATAAAGAAATACTCAAGTATGGGAGTTAAGTATTTTCTTTTAGATACATTTAAACTTGACGCAGGTAATGTAAGTGAAAAATCATGGCTTGAAATGCAACAGAACATGGTAAAGATTAATGATGTTATTAAGCCAGAGGCGAAAAACCTTCATATTTTAATTACATTTCAGCTGGCAAAGGGTAGTGTGAAGCAAAGGTATTATACACAGGATAATATCGGGATGTCTAAAAATATCATTGATGTTGCATCAACATGTATCATGATTCGTGATTTATACGATGATGAATATACAGGGGAAAAGAGAGAATTAAGAGTATATAAATTAGAAGGTAAAAATGGAAAGACGAAAATTCCGGTAAAACTAGATAAGGACAAACATTATCAGATTCTATTTATTATTAAGAATCGTGAAGGTTCAGCAAATAGATATCAGGTAGTAATCGAGCATGATATGTCCAGAAATATTATCAAAGAGGTTGGAATAACAAATGTTCCAGTAGACTTTTAGAAAGGCGGTAAACAGTGTTGTGACGATTAGCGAATTAAAAACTTACATATATAAAGAAAACAAGATTGAGTTTGTGTTACAGGAGATAGGTTGTCACCACATTGTTTACCATCAAAACAAAGAATATTATTCGTGCGGAAATATAGATGGCGACAACAAATCATGCGTGACTGTAAAAAATAACGAATATTTAAATGTCACAGATTATACAAGGGAAACATTTTTTGATGATAAATCAGACATAATCACACTCGTTCAATACAATTTATATGCCAAACATAAGAAGCATACAACATGGGAAGCTGTGAAAAATTTACATAAGATTTTAGATCTTGAACTTTCATTCAAAAAGGAAGAAAAGAAAAAAGAAAAAATAGACCCATTACAGATATTTAAAAAGGTTAAAACAAGGCGAAAAAAGGTTAATGTACTTGACTTTGAAGTGCGCGATGAGAAAGAGCTTGATACATTTGTTCCTTATATACATATAGACTGGTATAAAGAAGGCGTCATGCCGTGGACGGTCAAAAAATTTAGTCTTGGATACAGCTATAAATACAAGAGAAATGTAATTCCATTACGGTATTGGCTTACCGGCGAGTTAATGGGATACAACATGAGGACAACGGTTGAAAATTATGATCTATTCGATATCAAAAAATATTACATTACTCCAGGATATCCAAAGCAAATCAACTTATATGGTTTATATGAAAATAGAGAGTCGATTGAAAAATCAAATTATGTCGTGGTTGTAGAAAGTGAAAAATCTGTATTAAAAAGAGACAGTCTTTGTGATTCGACATGCGTTGCTGTTTCTGGACATGAAATATCAGATGAACAGGCAAGGATATTAATCGGTTTAAATAAGGAAATAATTATCTGTTTTGATAAGGATATTGATATTAATCATGTAAGACATTGCTGCGAGAAATTCTATCATATTAGAAAAGTGAGCTATATGTACGACAGATGGGGAATCATAGGTGATAAAGATTCGCCAGCAGATGCGCGAAATCAGATATATGAGTTCATGGTGAAATACAGGACTGTATATGACGATCATGAACACAAAGAATATTTAAAATCGTTACGAAAGTAGGTGTTTATCATAGGAAGAAAAACAAGAGAAGAATTAAAAGAGATTATGTCTTATTACAAAACTGATCGATTATGGAGTTGGTCTAAATTCAATGCATACCATACATCTCCATATGAGTACTATCTAAAATATATTAAGCATGTTCCAGAAGACAGAGATGATTGTATTTATGTGGTAACTGGTGGGATGTCACATGATATTATGGAAAACTTGTATTTAGGACATATTAAATATGAAGAAATGGATGAAAAATTTGAAGATTCTTGGTTAACCGCAGAAGTGGCGGATCTAAAATTTGACAGAAATGACGAAAAGAAAAATGAAAGTGTCAAACAAAAATATTATGAATGTCTAAAGCATTTCTTTAATCATCACAAAATGTTTAAACAGCATATGGAAATCGAAAGATTTGTTACTGCAAAAATTGGAAACAACGTATTCCAGGGATATATTGATGCTGTTTATAAGGATGATGACGGTAATTATCATATCTTAGATTGGAAAACAAGTTCCATTTACAAAGGTAAAAAAGCAGAAAACGAATGCGGACAGTTAATTGTGTATGCAATTGCTCTGAATCAAATGGGGATTCCAATGGATAAGATTCGCATCTCATGGGATTTTCTAAAGTATGTCTCAATTGATTGTCAGCAAGCAAATGGGAAATGGACAACGAGAGAAATTGAAAGAAATCAGATTGGTGTGAAATTGCAGACCAGTGTGAAGATGTGGTTAAAAAAATGTGGATACGAGGAGAAACAGTTGGAGTATCTTGATCTTCTTATGCAAACAAATGACATCAAATGTCTTCCGGAAGAGGTGCAAGAAAAATATAAAATGAATGATTGTATTGTAACAGTTCCGATTACAGATGAGCTTTTGAATAAATGGACGACAGATATCATTGACACAATTTGCGAAATTGAAGAAAAAGAAAATAAATATCAGAAGCTGAAAGACAATAATTTGTCAGAAGCAGAAAATGAATTCTGGGACTCAGACGATCAAGTAGAGAAACAAAGCTATTACTTTTCTACATTGTGTGCTTACTCTCCGAATGTACATCTACCATATAAAAAATATTTGGATAAGCTAAATGCTAAGAAAGAGCAGCAAGATAATATTTTTGCAGGTGTTGGGGCGGACATTACATCTAATACACCGGGCGAAATACTGGGCGAGGATGATATGTCTTGGTTAAATGATTTATAGAACTGAGGTGAGTAAGTGGAGAAGAATTATGTGGTTTATCATTTACATAGTGATTTATCGAATGGAGTCACAAATATCGATAGTGTTACAAAATACAACGAATATATTGACTATGCAAAATCTCTTGGTATGAAAGCGATGGCGTTCTCAGAACATGGAAGTGTTCTTGAATGGGTTCACAAGAAAAACGCGATTGAAAAGGCTGGTATGAAATATATTCATGCAGAAGAATTCTATGTAACAAAAGAATTGTATCAATATCCTGATGATACTGAATTATGTGAATCATTATTGGGTACTGATCCAGAAGAAGCGCAGAATAAAATATATGAGTTTTTAGAAGAAAATAAATTCCAAGTTCGTGATAATTATCATTGTGTGCTAATTGCTAAAAATTATGAAGGTGTAAAGGAACTGAATACTTTATCTTCAAAGGCTTTTGTAAGAGATGGTCATTTTTATTATCAACCTAGAATTTCGTTTGAAGAGCTAATAAATACTTCTGAAAATATTTTAATCACAACAGCTTGCATTGGAGGGATTTTAGCAAGTGGAACACCTGATATTCAAGAAGATTTTCTGAACTTTCTTATCAAAAATAAAGATAGATGCTATTTAGAAATTCAACATCATTGTGATGATATGCAGATAAAGTATAATCAATATCTTGTGAAAATCTCTGAACAGTATGGCATTCCGCTTATTGCAGGAACAGACACGCATTCCTTAAATGATGAGCATATGCGTGGACGAGCTATTATGCAGAAAAGCAAAGATGTTAAATTTGATAGTGAATCTGCATGGGATATGACCTTTAAAAGTTACGATGAATTAGTATCTGCATATGAAAAACAATTTGCTATTGCAAAAGATGTTTATATAAAAGCAATAGAAGAAACAAATAAAATGGCTGACAGAATTGAAGAATTCAAGCTTGATTATTCATATAAATATCCAAAGTTGTATGACGATTCTTTGTTAGAAATAAAAAAGAAAATATCATCAGGGATTAAATGGAGAGGTATTGACAAAAAGAAGAATTATAAAGAATACCAAGACAGAATTGTATATGAATTGAAAACATATATCCATAACAATGCATTAGACTTTATGCTTCTAGAGGAAGATTATAAAACGGAATTAAGAAAAAATGGAGTTAAATATGGATATTCAAGAGGTTCTGTTTCTGGAAGCTTAATTGCATATTTATTAGGAATTACAGAAGTTGATCCAATAAGATTTAATCTGAACTTCGAGCGATTCATGAATGAGGAGAGAGTTAGTCTTGCCGATATCGATTCAGATTGGTTTAAAGAAGATAGATGGAAAGTAAGAGAATATCTATTCAATAGAGAAAAATTACATTGTTGTAACATCATTACATTTAATACTGTCAAGATGAAAGGTGCAATCAAAGATGTTGGACGTGCGTTAGGGATGACTCCACAAGAAACACAGGTATTGTCAAATCTTGTTCAGGAAGATGAGAATAAACATGAATTTGTAGAAGAAAAATATCGCTTGCAATACTCAGAGCTGTTTGAGTATGTGGATATCGTAGTTGGCACGATCACAAGTTTAGGTAGACATGCGGCTGGGTTAGTTGTAGCCCCTTATCCAGTAGATGATGTATTTGGGACGTTATATATTTCATCAGACGAAAAACCTATTTCGCAAATTAATATGAAAGAAATCGACTCGTTAAATTTCGTAAAACTTGATGTATTGGGATTAGATTGTGTTGGGCTTATCTACAAGACATGTGATGCGGTAGGAATTCCGTTTTTGACACCTGATAATCTGGATTTTGAGGATAAAGGAGTATGGGAAGATATTGCAAAAGATACAACTTTAATATTTCAGTTTGAATCTGATTTTGCTGGATCGTATCTTAGAGATATTCTACGACCACAGGTTATTGAAAAAATTAAAGAGAAAAATCCTGATTTATCATACATCGATCTGATGAGTATGGCTAATGGAGCAATTCGACCGGCTGGTGAATCATACAGAACAAAATTGGCAGCAGGTATTTATCGAGACAATGGGAATGATGAGTTAAACAAATTCTTGGCACCTACACTCGGATTTTTGGTGTACCAAGAACAGATTATTGAATTCTTACATAGGTTTTGTGGATTTACAATGGGAGAAGCTGATATTGTACGTCGTCACTTTAGTAAGAAAACTGGAACTGAAACAGATATTCCGATTATAAAAGACGGAGGATATATGACCAATATAGATGGTAAAAAATCTGAACACTATATTAAAGGTTTTATAAAGACAATGAAAGATGATTATGATGTAGAACAAGAAGATGCAGAACAGATTATTGAATCATTTTTACAAGTTATTATTGACGCATCTAATTATTTGTTTTCAAAGAATCATGCCGACCCATATTCATTTTTAGGATTTGCATGTGGATATTTACGACATTATTACCCGTTAGAGACTCTCACAACGGCTTTAAATATATATGCATCTGACGACGAAAAATCTCTAAAAATCAAAGAATATGTTATATCAAAAGGTTATGAAATTCTTCCAATTCAGTTCAGAAAATCAAAAGCTGAATATCAGTTTGACAAAAATAGCAATTCGATATATCAAGGAATATCTTCCATTAAATTCTGTAATGAAAAAATTGCAGATGAATTGTACGAATTAGGGAATAATGAATATAGCAATTTCTTTGAGTTGTTATTTGATATCGATGAAAAAACTTCTGTCAATTCAAAACAGCTTATGATTTTAACAGGTTTAAATTTCTTTAAGGAGTTTGGTGAAAATAAATATCTTTTGAAATTAATACAATATTTTGATAAATTTGCTCGTAAAAAACAAATTAACAAAAAGAAGCTCGAAGAACTTGGAGTAACAGAATTTTTGATGAAAAAATATTCAGGAAAAGAAACCGCTACGTTGTTTAAGGAATTAGATAATATTGGATTGCTATGTGAATTAAGTAGACAAGCAGAGAATAAAGCAATGGGGATTATAGAGTCTATGAAATTTGAAAAAGAATATCTTGGTTCAATTTTATATACTAATTCACAAGTTTCTCCACTGTATTATATGGTTACAGATTTCAAAACTTACAAAGATACGACAAAACCATATATTACAGCGAGACAAATTAGAACTGGCAAAGAAATTAAAACCCGAATTAAGCAAGGAAGAATTTTCAAGGAAGACCCATTTGGTCAGTGGTCTGTTCTTAAAATAAATGACTTCGCTCAAGAGTTTAAGAAACGACCAAATGCAGAAGGTAAGTGGGAAGCGACAGACGAATTAGAAGATATCCTTACAGAGTATGAGGTGATTAGGTGATGAAAAATTATGGATAAAAAAGAAGTTAAATTTAAATGTTCTGTGGTTAGAAAGACATATGACGGTGGAGATTTTAAAATCTACGCCGTTGATGTTGACAAAAATAAATATCCGGATATAAAGCTCACAAAATATGGCAATGTTACTTTAACAGGTGAGATTCACGAACTTGGTATTGGATCAAATTATGAAGTTGCTGCAGTTGAACAGTTATCTAAATATGGATACGGTTACAAGGTAACAAACATTAAGAGAGATAGACCAACGAGCGCCGAAGAAACATATATCTTTTTAAGAGAAATTCTCACAGAAAATCAAGCCGATGTTCTATGCGAGGTTTATCCAGACATTGTAGATAGGGTAATCAATAATAGATTAGAGGATATTGATTTAAACAAAACGCCAGGTATCAAAGAGTATACGTTTGAAGTAATCAAAAATAAGATTGTTGAGAATTTTTGTCTTGCAGAAATTGTTACGGAATTTCAAGGAATGCTAACTCTATCTATGGTAAAAAAACTGCATGAAAAATACTCGTCTGTACAAATGATAAAACAAAAAATGAGAGAAGATCCGTATAAGTGTTTATGTGGATTAGCAAGAGTTGGTTTTAAAACAGCGGATTCTATTCTGCTAGAGCTAGAAAGAGAATCTATAAACAACATTAAAAATGGTAAAACCCCGATTATAGAATTTTCTTGTGATTTAAAAACGAGCAAGCAAAGATGTTTGTCATGTGTGTTGTATTTATTGGAAGAGAATGAAAATGATGGACATACAGTAATGAATATTGTTGATTTAAGAAATCAATGTATGAAATTAACTCCAGCTTGTTCTGACTTGTTTGTTGATTGCATCAAACATGAAAGCATTATTTACGATAAAGATACAATGTGTGTATCATTGAAATCTACATACGAAACAGAGAGCGCTATTGCAGAAACGATAATTGATGGATTAAAGAACAATATTTCATGGGATTACGATATCGAGAAATATAGAATCATTGATAATGATTGTGAATTATCAGATGAACAAATAAAGATTCTTGAATACATATGTAAATATAATATTTGTATTCTAAATGGATCCGGTGGTACAGGAAAAACATTTTCTACACAAGCAATTATACATATGTTAAAAGACAATAATAAATCATATGAACTGTTTTCCCCTACTGGAAAAGCTGCGAAAGTCTTGTCAGAAAATACAAATGAACATGCAAGTACAATTCATAGAGGTCTTGGGTATATGCCGCCTAACAATTGGGGATACAACGAAGAGGCGAAAATGACTTGTGATGTTCTGATTATAGACGAGTTTTCTATGGTTGATTTAAATCTGTTTAAGCATGTTGTAGATGCGGTTGACTTTAAACATACAAAATTACTTATGATTGGAGACAACGCACAGTTACCATCTGTTTCATGTGGAAATTTGTTACATGATTTTATGCAGTCAAAATTGATTCCAACGGTCACGCTTACTAAAGTGTTTAGATATGGCGAAGGTGGTTTGATGAAAATTGCAACAGATGTAAGACAATGTAAGACATATCTTGAAGATGTAAAACAGCAGTGTACATATTTTGGAGAAAACAAAGACTATGCTTTTATTAATGTTGGCTCAAGCGTACTTGTAAAAAATGTAATAGCTTTATATAAGAAACTATTGTCTACAAATTACACAGTGGATGATATTCAAGTGTTGACTTCTTATAAAAAAGGCGATTTTGGTCAGGTAGAAATTAATAATCAGCTACAGAAAATAGCGAATAAAAATTATGGAAGCCAATCTTATATGAAAATAGGTGATGTAGTCTACTATAAAGATGACATAATTATTCAAAATGTAAATAATTATCACGCAATGATTTATTACGAAGATGATTTTGTTTCAGAAGATGCTCCGAAAGAAACTTTTATTGCAAATGGTGAAACCGGAAAAATTAGAGAGATAACTCAAAACAAGGTTGTTATTGAATTTGACGATGTTCTGGTTGAGTACGATAGAAGTGCAATGCAAATGTGTGGATTGGGATACTGTATTACTATTCATAAATCTCAAGGAAGTAGTATAAAAGTAGTTATTTTGCTTACTCCATCAGCGCATACATATATGTTAAATTCTAATTTGATTTATGTAGGACTCACACGAATGAAAGAACGGTGTTTTCATTTTGGAGATGTAACAACTGTGAACAGAGCTATTAAGAAAAAAGCTAATTTAGCGAGAAATACATCTATGCAGAAATTATTAAAAAGGAGAGTAAAAGGAGATTGAAGTTATGAGAACTGATATTGTATCATGCAAAGACTATGTAGAAATTAAAAAGAAGGAACTAAAAGAAGAGATCAAACATCTTGATAAAAAACCAGTCCTCGCTGTAATTCAGATTGATGATGATCAGGCTTCAAATTCCTATATTAAAGGTAAGCAAAAAGATTGTGATGAAATTGGAATTGAAATGCGTCATGTAAATATTTATTCTAATACAACAGAACAAAAGGAGGTTGAATGTGTTATCACAGATATTGCAAATTCTGATGCAGATGGAATAATTATTCAACTTCCAATTCCAGGTAAATATAATTTGGAAAGATTACAGAATCTGATTCCACCAGAAAAAGATGTGGATGGATTTAGAAGAGATAGTTGTTTCAAACCATGTACGCCAAAAGGAATTATCGATTGGATGGAATACAATGCCTTTGAATTTAAAGGCAAAGATTGCTGTGTATTAGGCAGAAGTAGAATTGTTGGGCTTCCATTGACTAATATGCTGATCGAAAAAGGAGCAACAGTTACATGCTGCAATAGTACGACTCCGAGTACATGGTACTACACTAGACACGCAGATTATGTTTTTTCTGCAGTTGGAGTTCCAAACTATTTTGATTTTTCAGACTTCCAAGATTTCTGTGAACTTGTTGTAGATATTGGAATTAATCGAGATGAGAATGGAAAATTATGTGGTGATGTAAACAATGCTGGTTTTGAGAGTAGTTTAAATGATACATATGTTACGCCGGTACCCGGCGGGGTAGGATTACTCACAAGATTGACATTAATGCAAAACGTTGTAGATGCATATAAAGTTCAGAAAATGAAGGGATGATTTAATGTTTAAATTTTTTAAATGTAATCACGAATATAAAGAAGTCGGCAAATATTACACAATCGTAATGGATTATGAGTGTAAACATATTATGGCTGTTTCCGTATCCGAATGTACAGTTTGTGGAGAACGAAAATCTGATGTTGTATATGAAGAAACTATTTCTTCAAATTCAGAATACGAAGTTGATGATGTGATTCAAACATTAGAAGATAGAGGGTTTTGTCCAAAATTAAACTTCATGTTGGATGATTATGAACGAAGAAAAAATGCAAAGGAGTGATTTGATGTATAAGGTTAAAAGAATTCAAGAGCTTGTAAAGCAGCTAAATGAATATCGGGATGTCTATTATAATGAAGCAAGATCTGATGTTTCTGATGCAGAATACGATAGATTATTCGATGAATTATCAGAACTTGAAAATGAAACTGGTGTCGTGTACACGAATTCGCCAACACAAACCGTTGGATACGAGGTGAAATCTGAATTAGAAAAAGTAGAGCACTCTCATCCGATGTTGTCATTAGATAAAACAAAATCTGTAGATGATTTGGTAAAATTTGCTGGAGATAAAGACTGTATTTTAAGTCTGAAAATGGATGGATTGACATGTCTTTTAACGTATGAAAACGGCGAATTGGTTCAAGGAGAAACACGCGGAGATGGAGAGATTGGTGAATTGATTACACATAATGCAAAAGTGTTTGAAAATATTCCGTTATCGATTGATTATAAAGGTCATTTTGAAATCGAAGGAGAGGCGATTATTACATATGACGATTTTAATAAAATCAACGAGTTTTTACCAGAAGACAAAAAATATAAGAATCCAAGAAATTTAGCTTCTGGATCTGTACGACAATTAGACAGTAAAATTGCAGCACAGCGCCATATTAAATTTATTGCGTGGAAAGTGCCAACAGATATTGCGTCAAGTAGTTTTATCAATAGATTGCAGTATGCTTCAAATTTGGGATTTGATACAGTTCCATTTTTACCTATTCGTGGAAATTGCAATGCTGAATTTATTAATATTGTGGTAGAACAATTACGAAAACGTGCAAAGGAAAAGAGCTTCCCGATTGATGGCTTAGTGGCAACGTACAATGATATTACATACGGAGAGTCACTTGGAATGACAGGTCATCATCCTAAACATTCTATTGCATTTAAATTTTACGATGAAGAAGCCGAAACGGTATTGAAGAATATTGAATGGTCAATGGGTAAGATTGGTTCATTAACACCGGTAGCAATTTTCGATCCTGTAGAAATTGATGGGACTATGGTGGAAAGAGCCAGCCTTCACAATGTAAGTATTCTTACTAAATTAGATTTACAAATTGGAGATACAATTACTGTATATAAAGCAAATCAAATTATCCCACAAGTAAAAGAAAACTTATCTGCAAAAAATAGAGAATCAGCTTATATCCGGATTCCATCACAGTGTCCTGTCTGCGAATCACCAACTCGGATTGTAAAAGAAAACGATTCAGAAGTTTTAATGTGTGTTAATCCTCATTGTAAAGGCAAGCTACTAGGAAGAGTTTCTCATTTTGTTTCCAAGAAAGGTATGGATATCTCAGGTTTGTCAGAAGAAACAATTAAGAAACTCATTGAACTTGGATGGATTGCAGAGATTACAGACATCTACAATCTTGACCAGTATTATGATAGGCTTTCTACGATGAGTGGATTTGGAAAGAAGTCAGTAGACAAGTTAAGAACATCAATTGAAAATAGTAAAACCGTAAGATTGGATAAATTTATTGCATCATTAAGTATTCCTGGGATTGGAACATCACAGTCAAAAGAGTTGGTTAAAGCTTTTGGTACATGGGACAAGTTTAGAGATGCAAGCATTGGTTATTATGACTTTACGCAGCTTGACGGTTTTGGAGATGTATTAAATAACAATATTCATTCTTGGTTTGAAGATATGAGTAATATTGCAGATTATCTTGCTTCTCTTATGACGTTTGAATCAGAAGACAATTCTAAAACAAACAATTCTTTGAATGGCAAATCATTTGTTGTTACCGGAAAAGTATATAAATTCAAAAATCGTGATGAAGTAAAAGAAGCTATTGAAAAATTCGGTGGGAAAGTAACAGGTTCTGTAACAAAATCCACATTTGCTTTAATCAATAACGATATAGAATCCAATAGCAGTAAAAATAAAAAAGCAAAAGAACTGGGTGTTCAGATTATTAATGAAGAACAATTAATTGAGATGTTGGGCATGTAGTTATTCTGCATACCGAAACAACATTATAATAGGAAGGAACTAAAATTATGGAAATCAGAATTAAATTAAATACTGTAAAAAATGCAATGCTATTTGCAACGGTTTGTGACAATTATGAAGAAGATATTGATTATATTTGTGGGAGATATCAGATTGATGCTAAATCAATTCTTGGGATTATGGGAATTGGACTCGAAAGAGAATGCACAGTTGTGCTCCACTCGGAAGATGAGTATGTAAAAAATAAATTCAAAGAAGATATGAAACTGTGGGCTTTGGAGGACTAACATGAATAAACCAGATTTAACAAAAATGCGAGTAGAAATCAAATGGGCTGAAGATATGTGGCAGCAGATTAAAGATGCAACAATGACTACGATTGGAAAAGACAAAGGTTCTTATCCTGATCATGATTGGAAATTGAAACTTTTAATGGCAGAACATTCTCCAATTAGACTTGGTTCTGTTATTGTAAAAATTTACGATGCACCTCAGTTTGTGCATGGACATTTAGTGCGTCATTCCAATGGTGTCGTTCCATTTGTTTCAAGTCTTAGAAACGATAGGAGTGATTATGATGAAGTGCCAAACAGAAATACACTGCAGAGTGCAACATATTACTTTAATTTTCAGGCATTGATTAATGTATCAAGAAGGAGATTGTGTAATTGTGCAAGCTATGAAACAAGAAAAGCGTTTGGAATGATTAGAGATGAAATTGTTAAACTTGAACCAGAAGCAGCAAGCAGAATGGTCAGAGAATGTGTGTATAGAAATGGTCTGTGTCCAGAAATGTTTTCATGCGGATATAACAAAACAGATGCTTTTGAAGAGGAACTAATGGAATATATTAAAGGATTTGAGAGTCAAATCTGTGATAAAACGAATATCAGAAAAGGAACAAATGAATAATGTCAGATATGATTTATTATTGTAAACATGAAGAAAATGATTGTCCTGTAAAAGATGCATGTGAAAGATATGTTGATGCAGAACAGCACCAATGCAAAGTTACATTATATAAAGCAATGTGCGTAGACGATAATGGACGAGTATTGTTTATTAATAAAACACCAATTATTGCAGAAGAAACAGAGGTGAAGTCTGAATAATGGCGATTATTATTTTTGGGAAAACAGCAAGTGGGAAAAGCAGAGTTGTGAATGAGCTTGTTAAAAGAGGATATAAAAAGATAGTAACGACTACAACAAGACCGGCAAGAAAAGGTGAAGTTGACGGAATTGATTACAGCTTTATTGCCGATGATGAATTTAAAGAGCTTACTAATACAAGATATTTTGCAGAGTGGAAGAAATATAACACAATAGACGGGACGTGGTATTACGGTTCTCCGCTCGATGAAATATCCGGATCTGATAACAAATCAATCGTGATTCTAACTCCGGATGGTTATAGAGATATCAAAGATGAGTTAGATGAACACATTTCTATTTATATATACGCAAATAATAAGACAATTCGAAACAGGTTATCCAAACGTGGAGATAAAAAAGAAGAAGCTGATCGTAGGATTTTACATGACAATAAAGATTTTAAAGGTGCGGAAGAATTAGCAGATAGAATCTTCTATAACAATGACGGTAAAAATATTGATGATTTAGTAGATGAAATATTTGAATATTTAAAAACGAGAGAGGGAGAATAAATAAATTGATCAGAACGAGTGGCATGTTGATGCGAGAATTGGGTATGTATCCTGATGATTTCGTCACAGTTAGATTAGGAGAAGAAGAATATGTAATTGATAGTATTGGACACACGAAAACACATGGAAATATTGATGATACCTCTCATTTATGTTTAAACGTGAGAGATGGTGGTAGTGGTTTTGTTAGGAGGTGAGATGAACATGGATTTTAATCAACTGGGTACAGTGATTTTCGCAATCGGTACAACAATGTGGATCCCAATCTGGGCGCTGTTTGAGGGTGTTGCAAAATGTATTCGTGCACTCAAAGGCACAGATGTGACTAGAAGTAACAAAAGTCATGATGAATGGTCTGATTCTGATGATGAAGATTTGGAAGAAAACGAACCGAAAGAAGCGAATAATGCAACGGAACAGAAAACCAAAAGAACTAGAACTACAACGAAGACAGCAAAAGATAGTTCTCAGAAGTAAGAAAGGATGATGTGATTAATGAAGGTAATTAAGAAGGATGGAACACTAGAAGAGTATAACGAACAGAAAATTATTAATGCTATTGATAAATCTGCACAGAGAGAAAATTTTACATTTTCACAAGATGAATATGGAATGATCTGCAACAGAGTTCTTAACGAGGTTGATGAAGAAGACTTTGAGAATGATGAAGTTCCTGTAGGTTTTATTCATAATATTGTAGAAAAAACACTTCTTGATTTGTTTCCAAAAGTAGGATATCAATATCAGCAATATCGTAATTATAAACTTGATTTTGTACATATGATGGATACGGTATACGAAGAGAGTCAGAAAATTATGTACATCGGGGATAAGGAAAACAGTAACACTGATAGTGCTCTCGTATCTACAAAGCGAAGTCTTGTATTTAATGAATTGAACAAGCAGTTGTATAAGAAATTCTTCCTGACAGTAGAAGAAAGGCAGGCTATCAATGATGGATATATTTATATTCATGACATGTCAGCTAGAAGGGATACGATGAACTGTTGCTTGTTTAATGTCGCAGAAGTAATGCGTGGTGGATTCGAAATGGGTAATGTGTGGTATAACGAGCCAAAAACATTAGACACAGCATTTGATGTGATTGGTGATATTACATTAAGCGCTGCGAGTCAACAGTACGGTAAAAATAATCCGACTGCCGTACTTAAAAACCTTGTGAACGCTTAAATAAGCGGTGTGGTCAAAATTTAAAAGACTGCTAACACTGAACCGGAAACGGAACGGTGTGCCAAGCACATAAATCTTCTGTATAAAACAAGGAGAGTGTTATATATAGAAGAAATTTGGAAAGATATTAGAGATTATGAAGGAATGTATCAAGTAAGTACATTTGGTAGAATCAGAAGTTTAGACAGATATGTAAAAGGACGATACGATAATATGCAACTAATAAGAGGCAAAATTCTGTCAATATGCTACAACAAAAGAGTAGAAGTATGTGAGATACATTTGAGAAAAAATAACAAAAGAAAATGTTTTAAGATTCATAGATTAGTTGCAGAAGCATTTTTAGAAAATGATGATCCAACTAATAAAACAACCGTAAATCATATAGATGGAAATAGAAAAAATAACAGAGTAGACAATTTAGAATGGGCTACATATTCAGAAAACGAAAAACATGCCTATGATAAATTACACCGCCCCATAAACCGACCAAAGTTAATGAAAAGACGGTGTATTAGCATTGATAAACAAACCAATGTACATACAGTATATGAAAGTATTGAGGCTGCGTCAAGAGGAACAAATGTTTCTTGTACGCAAATAAGAAGAATAGCAAAAAATGAATCCGAGAATAAAAATTTCTATTTTCTTATAGAAGGGATAAATAATTAAATAAATATCAACAGAAGATTTATGTGAAGGTTCAGAGACTATCGAAAACATAATATTCATTCGATATAGCGAGAATGAATATGAAGAAGTGAGTAGAGTAGATGTATAGGTGAAAATCCTGCATCGAAGCGCAAGGCAATGATTAGCAATCATTGAAGAAATAGTGCATGTGTGTGTAAACACACTTGGGTTTTACACTTCCGCAGATTGATGAGGTGTTAGTGCCATATGCTGAAAAAAGTTATGAAAAATACAAACACGAATTTTATGATATTGCAGATAACTTACTGGATTATAGACATTCAGATTTTGAACAGAAAGCTCATGACTACGCTATGAGAAAAGTAGAACGTGATATGGCACAAGGTTATCAAGGACTCGAATACAAATTTAATACTGTCTCATCCAGCAGAGGGGACTATCCCTTCATCACCATTACATTTGGTCTGGGAACAGATTCTTTTGCTAAAATGGCTTCAAAAACATTTCTTAGAGTACATAGAGAAGGACAAGGAAAAGACGGAAATAAAAAGCCTGTATTGTTCCCAAAACTTGTATTTCTTTATACAGAAGAGCTGCACGGAAAAGGCAAAGTAAACGAAGAATTGTTTGAAGAAGGAATTAAAACTTCTGCAAAAACAATGTATCCAGACTGGTTAAGTTTAGATGGAGATACAACAGTGTCTAAAATGTACCATAAATACGGAAAAGTTATTAGTCCTATGGGTAAGTGCAAATCAGCCCATGTAAAACGGTATTAAACCACTTGCTTAGTGGGTGTGATTCGTTTGAATTGCTAACAGATAGGTCTATAGGAGAGAGATCGTTTGTACTATAGATGAAGCTGTGCCTTTTATACAAGGTCAATCGACTAGACGTGATGAGTGTAGCGTCGTAGAAACAGAGATAAGCACTGTTTCCAAAGATACCGCCTGATGACGAGAATTAGGACATCTCAGAGGGAAAAGCTAGTCAGTACAATTGGTGACAATTGATGAATATGTGTAGAGCATTTCTTTCTCCTTGGTATGAACGAGGGGGAATGGAGCCGGCGGATGAAAATGATGAACCGATTTTTGTTTCAAGGTTCAATATCGGTGCAGTATCATTACATCTCCCGATGATTCTTGCAAAGGCAAGACAAGAAAATAAAGATTTTCATAAAGTTCTTGATTATTATCTTGAAATGATTCGTAAATTACATCAGAGAACTTATGATTACTTAGGAGAGATGAAAGCGTCAACTAATCCGCTTGGATATTGTGAGGGCGGATTTCTGGGTGGACATTTGAATCCAACAGATAAGATTAAACCATTATTAAAACCTATGACTGCGTCATTTGGCATTACAGCATTAAATGAACTACAGCAGTTATACAATGGTAAATCTCTTGTTGAGGATGGTGAATTTGCAGTTGAAACATTGAAATATATTGATATGAAAGTAAAAGAGTATAAAAAAGAAGATGGCTGGTTGTATGCAATTTATGGTACCCCAGCAGAAAACTTATGTGGACTTCAGGTAAAACAGTTTCGTAAAAAATATGGAATCATTCCTGGTGTATCAGATAGAGAATATGTAAGCAACAGTTTTCATTGTGGTGTTTGGGAGGATATTACGCCAATTCAGAAACAGGACTTAGAACATAGATTTTGGAATTATATCGAAGGTGGACGTATTCAGTACTGTAAGTACCCGATTGGATATAATATTGAAGCGATTAAGACACTTGTAAGACGGGCAATGTCAATGGGGTTTTATGAAGGTGTAAATTTATCACTTGCGTACTGCAATAATTGCGGGCATGAAGAATTAAATATGGATATTTGTCCGAATTGTGGAAGTAACGATTTGACAAAGATTGAAAGAATGAATGGATATCTGTCGTATTCAAGAGTTCATGGGGATACAAGATTGAATGACGCAAAGATGGCTGAAATTGCAGACAGAAAGAGTATGTAAAACAATATTGTGGGTTGTCTCAAATGATAACCCACAAAAGAAAGGGTGGTAATTTAATTTGAAATATCATGATATAACTCACGATGACATGATGAACGGAACAGGATTAAGGGTTTGTTTATGGTGTTCTGGCTGTGATCACCATTGTAAAAATTGTCAGAATCCTATTACTTGGGATCCGAATGATGGAGCTAAATTTGATATAAAAGCTAAAAATGAAATATTCAATGAACTATCAAAAGATTATATTTCTGGAATTACTTTGACTGGTGGCGATCCACTTCATCAAAAAAATCTTGAATCCGTTCTGGATTTGGTTAATGAAATTCGTCTTTCATATCCAGAAAAAACAATCTGGCTGTATTCCGGATACACATGGGAACAAATCATGTATCCAGTTGTTACTAATGATTTTAATCCAGAAAGAGACAAGTTCCTGAAAATGCGCCGAGAAATTGTAAAACAGTGTGATGTACTTGTAGATGGGCACTATGAAGAAGACAAGAGAGACGTTACATATCACTGGGCAGGCAGTACAAACCAGAGAGTGATTGATGTCAAGAAAACATTAGAGCAAGGAAGTGTGATTCTATGGGAGAATCAGTAAAAGTAAAAGATATTCTGTATTATGCAAGAATCATTCCTACGGTTGGCATATTTGATGTATGCCAACTTATAATCAGAACAGTAAGAAAAGATTATTTTGTTGGATGCGACAAAGTAGACAAACATGCTTATCTATTTAATTATTCTGATTTAGGAGAAGTCGTGTTTCACGATCGTAAACAAGCATTAAATAAAGTTCTTGCTGCAGAGGCGAATAATAAAAAGAAAATAAGTAAAGAGACATTTTACGAGGAGTATTGATATGGATGCATTAATTGGTATTGTAGCAGGATTCTTTTTAGGGTCAATTTTTTCTGTTGTAATAATGTCGTTGTGTGTAACGTCAAAACGGTCAGACGAATTTTATAGCAGATTTGACAAACAATACGATGATTTCAAAAATAAAGACAAGTCAGAGGAGTAATAAATTATGAAACAGCTTAAATTACATAGACAATGTACGCATAGTAAATTAACCAATTTTGGATTCAGGAAGTACGGCTTAAATTATAAGCTGTTTCTTCCTCTATATGAGAACAAGTCAAAGACAGTAATTGCCGTAGAATTTCTTGTCTCATCTTTAGATAACTATATTGGATACGATGTCATGGATATGTGTAACGACACATTGTATACAGCATTTTACGACAGAGAATATACAAACGAAGAGAAGAACGATATCTATAAAACAGTATATACAAGACTGTCTGACATTATGGATGACATGGTAAAAGCAAAAATTATTAGAAAGAGAGTGATTTAATTTATGAGAAAAGTAGCGAAGTTTAGCAAAGTGAGTTTTGAACAGTTTGTAGAAGATTGCAAAGGTATTTTAGGAGATGTCTACATTGAAAACAAAATGGAATACTTATCAGAAAAATATAAGAATATTAATATTCCAAAGAGAAGCACAGCATGTAGTGCCGGTCATGATATTAGTACGCCTTTCAATATTAAAATGACTCCGCATCAAAGTATTACAATTCCAACTGGTCTTAGGTGCGAAATGGATAGAGATTACGTAATGCTGATTTTCCCGCGTAGTAGTCTTGGGATTAAGAAAGGAATGATGATCGCCAATACTGTTCCAGTTGTAGATGCCGATTATGCCTATGCGGATAACGAAGGACATATTTTTATCTGCATTAAGAACAACGGAGAGGACACGCTTGAACTGGAAGAAGGCGACAAAATTGTACAGGCTGTATTTGTTCCATTCGGTGCTGCAGATGAAGAAGAAATTACAACTGAACGCACTGGCGGTATTGGCTCAACAGGAAAGTAGGTGATATATGTTAAGTTACATACTTGTAAACCTAATCATATTATTCATATCAATTAGTATTACTTTTATTCTTTTTAAAGCGACTGGCGACACAATAGATCGATATGATATTCCATATTTTATAATCAGTGTAATTATGATTTATTGTTTGGTAATACAGTTTTATGATATTTTTATTGGAAATATGATTTAATAAATAATTTAGGATGGTGTAATATAATGGAAGAAATGGTATATACAGTTGCTCAAGTTGCAAGTATACTTCACGTTAATAAAAATTATGTATATGAACTTATTGACAAAGGAATGATTCCTGTATTAAAATTTAAATCGTTCAGAATTAGAAAATCTTCTCTCGAAAAGTTCCTTGAAAAATACGAATCATATCAGAGCAATGATTAGCGTTATAAATGGTATACAGGTTGTGTACATTTTGTGTACCAAAATATAAATACGATAAATATTTATGGATACAAATAGATACAAATAAATACGCACAATCTGTGTTAAGTCTCTATTTTCATGGAATTTGAGTACGAATAGATACAAATAAGTACAATAAAAGCTGCGTTTTTGTATTTGGTAACAATCCGATGGTTGGAATGACTGTTGCTGTTGCAGTAGCTATTGAGGAATCAGCAAAAGAAGGAAAATTCTAAGAAACGGCGGAAAATCGCGGGTTTTGAAGAGTATAAGGACGTGTAAGAGTGTATAGATAAGTGGTACATTAGTACATTATTAGTACACTATTAGTACAAGTCGATTAGTACAAGTAAAATAATAAAAAACAGAGACATTTTTTAATGTCTCTGTTTTTTATAAGATCCTATGAATATTTATTATGAGAAAATCGAATCTTGCAAAATAGTTCTTTGCAGTGTTATACTAAAACCAGAGATTCATAGACGGGATGGAAATGGAGTATTAATGTGAAGAGTACAAAAGCAGATGTTATATTTAAAGGTTTCTGGCGTGTAAACGAACATTTTGCAGATTTGTTTAATACAGTAGTGTTTCATGGAAAAGAAATCTTAAAACCGGAGATACTGGAAGAGATGGATACGGATGTTTCCGGTGTGATCGAGATGAAAGATTATAAGGAAACATTATCAAGAACAAGAGACGTGATCAAGAAGACTGCTTATGGGGTAGAATTTGTTGTGTTAGGGATTGAGAATCAACAGCATATCCATTATGCAATGCCGCTGAGACACATGATATATGATGCCATGGGCTACTTGAAAGAATATCAGGAGATTACACGCAATTATAAAGGGTCAAATATAAAATTGTCAGATTCCGATGAATTTTTATCGAGAATGCGAAAAGAAGACAGGATGCATCCGATTATTACACTAACCATTTATACTGGTGAAAAAGTATGGGATGGACCGTGTTCGTTGAAAGATATGATCGTGGAAATGCCAGAAGAGATTGCAGCCGTTTTTTCAGATTATAAAATGAATCTCCTGGAGGTAAGAGATTCGGCAGGATATGTCTTTCAGAATGAAGATGTGCAGAGCGCATTTGAGATCACACGAGAAGTGTTCGCGGGAAATTTTGATGGGATCCGGGAAAAATACAGTGATAAGAGAATTAGTTCAGAAGCTCTGTCTTTGATTGGTCAGATGGCAGGTTCCACAGAACTGATTGAGATGGGAAAATCGATGGAGGTGACGAATATGTGTACCGCATTGGAACGTTTGAAAGCAGAAGGTGTTGAACAGGGTATCGAACAGGGTATCGAGCAGGGCATGGAAAAAGGGGTAGAAAAAACAGTCATTTCTATGCTGAAGAAAAATTATCCGATTTCTGAAATTTGTGAGATTACAGAGAAAACAGAAGAAGAGATTTTGAAAATAAAAGAGACACTGTAGTGTATGGGAGATATCAAAAGGTATCTCCTATTTTTATTGTGCCGAAATTCGGCATAATATGAGTTTTATGAAATGTTATAGAGGTGAAGATGTGTAGTATATATGATAATTTAAGAAAAGGTTTAGGAAATGTATCAAAAGATAGATGTATATTTATATTTCTTACATTGCTCAGTATTTTTGCAGAGAGCTATTGCTGTGATATACCGGCATTGCCAGGATTTGAATGGTTTATTCATCATAGTGAATTTCTAAAAAATATTTCCTATAGCGTTGTGGCAGCGTACATTTTTTATCTGGTACAGTATGTAATATCCAATTATATTCTTGGTAAAAAGGCATTAAAATTACTAATACCTGTGCGGGGATGGTTTGCCGCAAAAGAGGGGGGATCTATAGACTTGAAGGGGTAAGATGTCGTCCTTTATGAAACTGCCATAAAGGGGACATTGGAACAGGAAAAATTGTATTACAGAAAAAAAGCGGCACCGTTCAATCGTAACCGCAAAATAGAAAGTATCTTTTCAAAATCATCATATATGAGATAATAGGCTCATCATTATAAAGGTAAAAAGGTTTAGTACTCAACTTTTTTGACTAGAGTGTGTTTGAAAAATAAAATTTGCACAAAAC